CACCCTTGTCCTTAGCGATAGCACTAAGTGTATCACCCGCCTTAACTTCAATCTCTTCTACAGTGATAGGCTCAGGCTGTAGTGCATCCTGCAGTACATCCATATCAAGGTTAGGCTCTGGTTCTTCCTCACCCATCTTACCTGTGTATACCTCGGGTACATCAACACCTAGAGCTTCGTACATAGCACGATCTGCTGCTGTTGTACTAAAGGGTAGCCCTGTCGATGCTGCAGCACTATCATCAGAGCCACCATCATAGGGTGTAAACATAGGGCCATCATAGAAAGATACACCTGAGTCACCATCATCATCACTTTTATCACTAGGTAAGTCTGCACCAGCACCAGAGAAGAGATTAGCTATACTCTCAAAGAAGCCTGGCTCATCATTATTATCATCGTTAGCTGTAGCATTAGAGGTACTACTCATAAGCCCTGATGAGCTAGTAGCAGTGGGGTTGCCGTAACCTTCTGAGCCACCTAAGTTGCGAGGATCACCACCTGCAGAACTTGTAATACCTTGTGTGTTATAATTGGGCATGTCTTTATCCTTAAGAGAAGATGATGTCTGCAGCGTTAGAAGCAATAGCACCCATGAATGTACCTGCAGCAGCGCTAAGAGCCGAACCACTGTCATCCTCTGCGCCCTCGTTTATCTTAGCTACAGCAATCTTAGCATCTCTATCCTTGTCACTCTCTGCAGACTGCCAAGCCCAAGCCAGAGTATCACGCTCACGTTGAATAGCGTTGTTATACCCTGTCATGGTAAAGTTATTAGCAGCTGCAGCCGCATCACGGTTTGCTTGGTTTTGTGCAGCATTATCCATGGTTGTAATAGCCTGTGACCACTGAGCATTGGCCTGTGCTACAACTAGCTGGTTCTGTGCATTGAATGTGTCACGAGTATTCTGCTGTACTGAATTGAACTGAGACAGTGCATTAGCCTCACCAGAGTTAAAACGCTCCATAGCATTATACTGTTCATTGTTAAACTGATTAATGTTATTCTGTAAGTTAGAGAAGAACATATCAACCTGATCAGAGCTAGCAGCATTGAACTGTTTAGCTGCATTAACAGCTGCAGTATCAGAGGTATATACACTAGCTAGGCTCTGCGCTTTAAACATAGCCACTTGCTGTTGGTTACTCATGCTAGTCATATCAAAGTCTAGGAAAGCCTGAGCACGTTGTACGTTAGCCTGCTGCCTATTGTTTAGGTTAGCCATGTCTAACTGTGACATAGCTGCAGCATCTGCCATAACCTTAGCATTCCTAGCATCTAGGTTAGCAATGTCTACAGTCTGAGCCATACGAGCATTCTCTAGGGCTACCTGCTGTTCAGCTGTGAAGTTAATCTTAGCTACATCAGCGATACGTGCAGCATTCTGTACACGTGACTGAAACGCTTGGTCAAACTCCATGCCTAAGAAGTTAGCACGTTGCTCTGCAGCAAACATAGCAGCCTGTTGCTTGTTAGATAAGTTCTGTGCTTCAAAGCTTGCACGTGTCTGAGCATCAGCCATAGCGATAGGTAGTGCTGACTCCATAGCAGCCTGTACAATAGCCTGACCTGCCATGCTTGATGCACCTAGACCACGTGAAGCTAGTGTAGCTGTAGCAGCCCTCATAGCTCCTGCAGCCCATGCTGGTGTATCACCACCCTCAAACTGTTCTAGCAGACCTGTAAGTTGTCCCTGTACAGTAGCCTCAGTAGATGGAACACCTGTAGCTGCAGCAAAGTTAGTTTCTACTTTAGCACGTTCAAAGTCTACAGCACTAGTTACCTGCATCTCAGGTGTAACTTCTAGGGGTGCTACACCCTCTACACGTTGAGCACGATCCAGCTGTTCAGCAGTTAAGCCTAGCTGTGCTAGCTCAGAGGGAGCCATAGTAGCTGCATCAGCTAATGCCTCAGCACTAGGCTTACCAGTTACAGCAGTAAGCTTAGACATGACACTAGCTACTTCTGCAGCAGCCTCTTTAGGTGTCATACCTGCAGCTTCAAACTCTTTTGCTAGGGGTGCATTAGCTGCAATGTCAGCCTCTGTCTGAGTAGCAGTATCAGCCACTGCAGCAGCCTGACCCATACCCTCAGCAATCATACCCTCCTCTTTTTGTGCCTCAGAAGTAGTTACTACATCAGCCTTAGTAGTCATGGACATAGGGTCTGTAAGAGCAGCAGCCTGTAGCTCTGTAGTGCTAGGTGTACCTACACGTGCTACGTTTGCACTAGCCTGTGATAGTTTAGCCTTAGCTTGAGTAACCTTGATCTGCTGATCATCTACAAGCTTCTGTAGTGACACACGCTGAGGGTCACCAGCAGGAAGGTCAGACAGCTGCTGTTGCAAGGAGTTTAGTGCACCCTGCTCCTGAGATACAGCAGTCTGTGCCGTGTCTAATGAAGCCCCTACATCAGTAAGTGCTTCCCCTGCTTGTGTATACTGTCCCTGTCTATATAAGTCTAGCTGTTGAGTGTAGGTGTCTTGCAAAGGCTTAACCGCTTTAAGACCTGCAGCTACGCCTTTAGCTCTAGCTTGTGCATTAGCTAAACCAGCATATTCCGTATTGATCTCAGTACCGTCAGGGTACACAATATGGTAACGATTACCACGCATCTCAATCTTGTAAGTATCTGGGTTAGCCATAATAGCTGTATTACCAGAGAGAGCCTTAGTCTGATCTACAGCAAACTTTTTGTTTTTCTCGTAGTCAATCTCATTAACGTAGTAATCCTGTGGGTTAGCTTCTATTAAGCTGGTAACAGTGCTATCTATATCTGGTGCAGTAGGTAGACCTTCTATAGGTGTGGAGCTAATAAGGCCCTGCGCGCGCTGGGCGGTAGTAATAGTCTCGCCCATATCAAACCCACCAGTAGTGTTAGGTGTGTTAGCTGCATTTATTGCCGCTTGATCACTAGAGCTTGTGTAATGGATTCCACCTGGTGCTCTGTCGGCCTCGTATTGCGCCAACGTAGCTGGGTTCGAGTAATCGTTTACAAAGGTTGTAGGAGGTGGAGCGCCAGTAAGGCCACCAGGAGCATAACCTCTCTTCTTAGCCATACCACCAGCAGCCATACCAATGCGTTGCTGTGCTAGTTCAGCCATACGGCCTACACGTGCAGCTGCACCTGGTTGTGAAGCTAAGAACTTAGCCTGTTCATCAGCCTGCATACCCTGCATTTCAGGTATAATCTTACCCATCTGTTCAGGTGTAAACCCACCAAACCGTTTAGCCATTATAATAGTCCTTATTAATTACCTAGCTTCATCCATATTGCAGCCGCAATGAAGGTAAACACAGCAATGGTAGTTATCTTTACAAATGTATTCCATATACTCTGACGTGTGTGACGCCATGTATCAAGCAAGCCACGTATCTCACGTATGTCTACAGCAGCTGTTTCATCCTGTAAGCCAAGCTCACGCAGGACTAACTTAGCCCCACGCTTAGCTGCACGATCCAGCATCTCTTCTAGCTCATCTGTGCTTAACTTAATATCTGACATGTAAAACATCCCTTATAGGCTAAGGCTTAGTGGGCCAGTCAGCTTCTTCTAAGTTAGGGAAGTTAGCATGGTCTGTGATGTCACGTAAAGCCTGTCTATAAGCAGTAGTTATATCATCCAATGTGTTGTCTGTCAATGCTAAGTAGTCTGTTTCAGCAAGTAAAGTAGCACGTTTAGCACGTACAGCCTCAGCAGCCTTAGCATCAAGTGTAGCCTGATATGCAGCCTCATGTTCAGCCTTAGTGGTTGTTACACCTTCTTCATCTGTAGTATCAGCAAACATATCTACAGCAGTGTAGCCAATCATCCAGTAACCAGCGATAATGTCTTCACCAACCATGTCAGGCATAGGTGCATCATCTTCTGTGTATTGACCTATGACAGGACGTGTAGGCAGAGCATTACGCTTAACTGTCTGGTAGGCTGTAGGTGTAGGCTTTGGCCCTTCTAGGACACCTACCATGCCATACTTCTGCATGATACCCTGTGTGATGTTCTTAGG